CATCCCCTTAGTCTGGGGATGGCATCGGAAAGGATAACAGGGTCATGCGCAAATCAAAACCAAACGCTAATCGTAACCGCTCGAAGCACAAATTCACAGATGTGTTTCAGGCGCGGTTAAAGATTACGGATTTGTCTGATGGCACAGTCTTTCGTGATATCCAAACTGAACCTTTTAAACAGCTTGCTGTTTGGAGGTACATGAAAGATACGCGAGGATTTAAGGCTAATTATTTCAATCCTTGTTACAATGAACGTGCATTCGTGGCTCTTAAGCCTGTTCGCTCTTTCATTGCCAACAATTTCGCGGGCGGGGCACTGTATGAGTTCCATTCAGGAATATCAGAAGTACCCTATGGCGACTTTGTTGAGTCTATTCGTAATATAGAGATTCCCGATCTTCCAGAGTACTTGGATGATTTCTGCGCTCGCGCAGAACATCATTTCAAGACTGCCGTTGATGACACTCATTCCATCTTGAACTTCTTGATCGAATTGATCGAGATGTGCGAGGGAAACATTGTCAAACTCAAAGAGCTCGTTGAGAAACTCAAACGGGCCTTTGACCTATTTTGGAAAATGTACAAAAAAACAGGCAACTATTGGTTGTCCTGGAATTTTGCCATTAAACCCACTATAGGGGACGTGAAAGCTATCATTAGCTCTGTGAATAACGCAAGAAAGCGTCTTCGCTGGCTAAAGAAGCATAATCACCTGGATACGCCGGTGTCTTATCGCCAAAATAATGGCTTTGAGACCTCTGGAACAATTGACCTCCCATATGATTGGGGGAAATTGGGCCATACGGCGATTGCCACGGGCACTAACCCAATTGGTGTCAAATTTGAATTCGTCTATCAGACGAAGCTCAAAGTTGCTGCCAACGCTGTCGTAAGATTCGACATTCCGGATCAGTTTTTATCTGACGAGGAAGGGTTAGGCATCGTGTGGCTATCATTGGCTGGGCTTTATAACCCACTCAAGGTAGCCTGGGAAGCGATACCATTCTCATGGCTCATCGATTGGTTTGTGAGCATAAAGACTCAGATGCAGCTAGAAGCTGCAAACCTGAGTCCTTTGAAGGACGCAACAATTCTCCAAACTGGCCACTCCATTACGACGGAAGTCGATGGTGAGGTTTATTTGGTTAATGAAGATCGTTCTGAGAGAATGTATCTCGGTATCATTCAATACCGACTTTACAATAGACAACCGGGGCTCCCTTTACAGGAGCTCTTCCCTTTCCGCATACCGATAGGCTGGTATAACATAAGTATAATCGCCGCGCTTATTGGAAACAAGCGTCGTCGATAACTTAATGTGAGACTAACTTTAGGCCCATGAGGCCTTCACGGGATACGAAAAATGGCAATCACTATCACTACTTTAAACAACTCATCCGCGGTTGCAAAGACGTTTACTGAGATCGGCAAGGACCGCGCGAACGCCGAGTGGCTAAATACCACCGACGCGACCGCGACCCGGGACGACCGCATTAACATCAAGCAATCGTTCCTCGGTACCAAGACTAAACTTGGTTCGAGGATCCGGCGTTCTCTCGTTCAATACCGCCTTGTCGTACCAACGGCAACGGCGGGAATAAACGAGGAGTTGATCGTCAACGTGACGTTCACCTGTCCGGAGACAAGAACGGTGGTCACCGACACACACATTGTCGATGCTATGGCATTCCTTCGTAATTTGATTACGGATACGAATGTTCCAAAGCTCGTACGTGGTGAAGTTTAGGTACATTGGTACCTGATTCGGTGCTCCGTTTGGCAGTTCTTATTGCAGAGAAAGTTGCTCTTGCGTTGCTTAAACGGCTTAATCGCCGCGAGCTACGAAAGAAGGCGCGAACTCGCTCTAAGAAGTGACCTATGTGTCACATGATAGTGGCCATTGTATGGAGGTTTCTACCCACCAATGGGAGAACTGAAAAGCCATGCGGAAGAAGATATCTTCCGAATCGTAGCCGAAACGCTCGCTGATTGTTACGCTTTCCTTGAGAGAGTGACATCCATGCAACTCATTCGTAAGAATGATTTCCAGAGAGATGTAGATTACATCTACAATCGCTGGTTGCATGAAGGAGTGCAATTTTTTACAACTAGTCTTCCTAAACTGGGAGACTGGCTTGATGAAATGGCGCTCCGTCAAAAGAAGGTCGAGCGCGTCGTAGGGTTTGATCCCTACGATGGCCTCTATCCTTGCTTTCTTCGTCCGTTTTGGCTAGCGATAGCCAAGGCAGACGAACTTTTCATGGAAGCAGATATCGCACAACTGATCCGTATGTTACGGACTTTATTGCACGGTCTGAAAAAGTTAGAAATACCCTTTTCAGCCGACCAGAAACAAGAAAAATTAGAGACGTTCCTCAGGATTGAGGAAGAACTTGAAGATTTCGTTGTTCCGGTCGATACCATCATGGTGCGTGCTCAGATACTCATGGAGGAGTGGTCACAAGGGTATATACCCGAGTGCCCTGATCCTACCCATGGGCCTGGTGCGGTAGCTGGAGGTGAAAAACATTCTCAAAAGTGGTCATTTGACACTTTGTATGAGAGTGTTCATAAGGAATGGCCGTATTGGGAATTTATATTCCCAGTACGTAGTATAGGTAAGCCATCTGAGTCTCATAGTAGAGACATGTGGTCCTATAACATTCCTCGAGCACAACCCGTCCAACTCGCTGCGAACGCTGCAACATTCCGTAATATGCGGAGAGTTGCAGAGCCCGAAGCGCGTATGCTTTTTGTACCTAAAGATTCTAGGGGACCCAGGATAATTTCCTGCGAACCGAAGGAACTAATGTACATTCAGCAGGGTGTGTCCCGTCACCTGGTGAAGTATATCACTAGGCAAAGGCTCACCAAAGGACACGTTAACTTTGACGACCAATCGGTTAATGCGTTGCTTGCATTGCACAGTTCTTCGAACCGGCAATGGGCAACCCTTGATCTTTCGGACGCTAGTGATCGTGTCAGTTGCGAACTAGTCAATTTCCTCTTTCCTAAGAGGATTACTGATAAATGGTTCGCGCTAAGGTCAACCTCGACTGTTGTGAATAATTCACAACGAATACCTCTTAAGAAATTCGCTCCAATGGGTTCAGCTTTATGCTTCCCAGTGGAAAGTCTCGTCTTTTGGGGTATCGCGGTTGCTACTATTTGGAAAATAGTAGGTGATCGAGACCTCGCGGCTCAGAAAGTGTATGTCTATGGCGATGATATAATCGTTGCCAACGACTACGCTGAAGAGGTTATGCTTCAACTTGAAAAGTGTGGCTTAAAAGTCAACACTGACAAGTCAGCATATGGTGATCACTTCTTTCGAGAAAGTTGTGGTGTTGACGCCTGGAAAGGCTTCGATGTTACTCCTTATCGAGTGAAGAAATTGCCACCTCAGCGACCGTCTGACGGAGGAAGTATTACGGCATGGATTAAATACGCTGAGAATTCTCAGTATATTATGCCACGTCGTAGTGCTGCGATGTTGAAGATAGTGGAGGTGTTAACTGGCCCGATTCCTCGGGTTCCGTTCCCACAGCCATTCCTTCACTTCGTTACCGAAATAGGCCAATGGAGTCATCAAGACTACCAGGGTCTAAATTGGGATCCAGCGAAGGGTTATTATCGGACTCGTCTTCTTTGCATTAAAACAAAGAATATTGACGATTCTCCGACGACCTGGTCTCGGCTTCAGCGTGATCTCATAGAGAGTTTCGCTGATCGCGATCCGTCAGTCGTAGTGGACAGACAATCCACTCTAATTCGGAAGAAAGTTACTTCGGTAACTTATCTCCCGTGGGTGTCACAACACAACTAACAACTTTTGTTGGGGGGTGTGTTATTGGGGAAC